TTACGAGTTCTTCTGCAAGACCTACTTCCCGCACTACATCAAAGGCGAGGCCAGCGCATTCCACCGCTGGTTCTTTGACACCGTGCCCGGCTTGCTGGACTCCAAGACCGGCCAGCTCATTGAAGTCTCCGCGCCACGAGGCGAGGCCAAGTCCACCTTGGGTACGCAGCTGGTCACCCTGTGGCTGCTGGTGACCGCTCGCCAGTGGTTCATCCCTATCGTGATGGACAGCTTTGACCAGGCAGCAACCATGCTGGAAGCGGTCAAGGTGGAGCTGGAGAGCAACCCACGCTTGTCGATGGACTTCCCTGACGCATGCGGACGTGGCCGTGTGTGGAATGCGGGCGTGATCGTGACTGCTAACGGCCGAAAGGTGCAAGCCTTTGGCTCCGGCAAGAAGATGCGCGGTCTGCGCCATGGCCCCCACCGGCCTGGCTTCGTGCTGCTGGACGATATTGAGAACGATGAGAACGTTCGCTCCAAAGAGCAGCGCGACAAAACCGAGGCTTGGGTGAAGAAGGTTGTCATGCCATTGGGCCCACCAGACGGCTCCATGCACATCCTCTACCTGAACACGATCCTGCACTACGACTCGGTCGCCAACCGCTTCCACCGCAACCCGCTGTGGAAGCGTGTCAAGTTCAAGGCCATCGCCCGCTGGCCTGACCGCATGGACTTGTGGCAAGCCTGGGAAGAGCTGTTCATCAACGCCAGCGAGGAAGAGTCCGACGCGTTCTACAAAGCCAACAAAGCGGATATGGACCAAGGCGCCGATGTGAGCTGGCCTACCGTGCGCCCGCTGCTGCGCCTGATGAAGATTCGCGCCAGCGACCACCATGCCTTCGACTGCGAGTACCAGAACGACCCCACCAACGACGAAAACGGCTTCTTCCAGAACATGCAGTACTGGGTGCAGCCGGTGCGTGAGTGGGTGTTCTACGGCGCACACGACCCCAGCCTGGGCAAGAACAACAAGAGCCGCGACCCCAGCGCGTGCCTGGTCGGCGGCTTTGACCGTGTCAGCGGCAAGCTGAGCGTGGTGGAGGCGGTGGTCGCACGCATGATTCCTGACCGCCAGATCAGCCAGATCATCGAGTTTCAAAAGGTCTATCGCTGCCTGGTGTGGGGCGTGGAGTCCATCCAGTTCCAGGAGTTCTTCCGCCAAGAGCTGGTCAAACGGTCTGCAGCTGCAGGTATCCCTGTCCCTGCGCGGCCACTGACGCCACACAGCGACAAAGACCTGCGCATCGAATCGCTCAGCCCCCACGTCAACAACGGGCTGATCTTGTTCAACCAGGCGCACACCGTTCTTAACACCCAAGTCCGCCACTGGCCCGAAGCCGATCACGACGACGGCCCCGATGCCCTCCACATGCTCTGGATGCTCGCGCAGTCTAGGTCAGGTGGTGTTCCCAAAATTCGCACCGGTAAAACACGATGATCCTCCCATCTTTCAAAGGGCTGATCCGCAGCCTCAATTCGACGCTGGGCAAGGCTGTTGCCACACCCGAGTCCGACCCGCAGCGCTACTTCGGCACCATGATGACACTGCCGAACCCTGACCCCATCCTGCGGGCCATGGGTCGCGCTGATCCGGTCTACAACTCCATCCTGATCGACCCGCATGTGATCGGTGAAGTGCGCTCTATCCGGGGCAGCTTCCGCTCGCATGAGTACCGGCTGGTTGTCGGCAAGGATGGCGATTCCAAGTCCCAAGCCGCTAAAGAGATGTGCGAGCAGTGGCTCAAATCCAAGGCACCCAACGATGTGGCCGACTGGCTGGAGGTGATGTGGCAGATGTGCGCTTGCATCTTCACCGGCTACCGGGTCCACGAGCTGGTGTGGGAGCTGATTGACGGGAAGTACTTGCCCTCCAAAGTGATTGATCGCCCCGGCCGTCGCTTCCGCTTTGACGTGCATGGTGCACCTTTGCTGCTGTCGAATGGTTTCTGGCAAGGCGCCAATGTGGAGCCCTACCAGTTTGTGGTGTCGCGCCACATGCCCACGCATGACAACCCCTACGGTATGGCCTTGTTGTCGAGCTGCTTTTGGCCTTGGACTTTCAAAACCGGCGGCTGGCGCTATTTTGTGAAGTACTGCGAGCGCCATGGCCTCCCATGGCCCGTGGGTCGCTACCCAGCAGGCACGCCTGAGAGCGAGCAAGACGACCTGGCAGAAGCCCTTGCCAACATGATGGAGGCGGGCTATGTCGTGATGCAAGAGGGCAACGGTGTCGAGCTGCTCGTCCCCAACGGCAGCGGCAGTGGCAACCTGCCCCAGCAAAACCTGATCGCCCTGTGCAACCGAGAAATGTCCAAGGCCCTCACCAGCCAGGCCATGATTGGTGAGCAATTGGACGTCGGTGCACGCGCTGCCGCCGACACCGCCAAAGTTCGACAGAACGAGGTGCATGACTCCGACCGCGACATCGCAGCGGCCAGCATGGCGCAAATATTCCAGTGGATCACGCTCTTCAACTTCGGCGAGGGCGTAGTGCCGCCCACCATGGAGTTCTTCAAGCAAGAGGCAGCGGGCAAACAGCGTGCGGAGACTTACCAGATCGCCGCCAACATGGGCGCACGTCCCAGCCGCAAGGCCATGCTGGAAGAGCTGGACATACCCGAGGCGGAAGACGAGTCCGATGTGCTGCACCCCGTGCGCAAATTGGGAGCAACAGCAACCGCATCAGGTGAAGCAGTTCCGGCCGTGGACTTCTCCGCCGTGGCTGGTTTCACCTTTGCCAAGGCAGCAGGCATGACCGAAGACGAAGCCATGCAGCTCGCAGCCGATGCCGCCGACCAGGCGATCGAAGACAAGATGATCGCCCCCATCGCAGCCATGCTGGCCCAGTACGAGGCAGACGGCAAAACCCTCGCGGAGTTCTCCGCAGACCTCGGCAAGCTGATCGGCGAGATGGACGACGAGGCGCTGCGCGAAGTCATCGACCGATCCATCACCTATTCCATGCTGCGTGGCGCTGTAACCCGCGCCGACTGATTTCACCCTACCAGGAGCAAACCATGCCCGATTTCAACCAAGGCCCCACAGCCCCCGCCCAAGGCGGTTTCGCCGTAGTACCCGACGCAGCATTTAGCCAACCCTCACGCGGCCTGGTGGTCTGCACTGCTGGGTCGCTTCAGATTTTGATGCTCGACGGCTCCACCGTCACTTTCTCGGCGCTTCCTGCGGGCACTCAATTGGCCGTTCGCGCCACCAAAGTGATTGCGGCGGGAACCACCGCCTCCAACATCGTTGCGCTGTACTAACCATGCACATCGGATTCGCCCTCTCAGCGGTAGCCCTTGCTGCGAAGGGATTACTGGCGCCAGCCCTGCAGCTTGACTTCCTCAGCGGCACGCTCGACTCGCGTGTCACATTCACACGCGCGAGCGCCGGGACATACTTTGGTAGCGATGGGCTTTTGAAGTCTGCTGCTGCGAATACGCCTCGCTTTGACTACAACCCGTCCGTTCCTGCTGGACCGACAGGCGCAAAGCTCAATGTGGACGCTCCTGCTTTATCCGACCTTGGCGCCATCCAGCCGACTTCTGGCGCTGTGTTCGTGACCAATGGAGCAATCCGTGTCTACACCGCAGATGGCACTATTGCGCAGTTTCAAGACGCTGGTTCGTTCTGGTTGAACGGCACGGGCGTCACCATTGGGAAGACTTACAAGATTACTTTCGATTTGGTAGTTGCGGCGGGCACTGCGCTATTGCAGCAAGCGATTAGCGGAACCACGGTAGGCTCCTACACAACCTCCGGCTCCTACTCCGCCTATATCACGTCAGCATCAGGCTCTCCGCTCTTTGTGTTCAAGCGACAGTCAGGCGTCACGGACTTTACCGTGTCCAACATCTCTATCAAAGAGGCAGTCTTCGCACCCCGTGGCCTGTTGATCGAGGAAGCCCGGACGAATCTGTGTATCTTCTCGAATGATCGAAGTAATGCATCGTGGACAAAGGCCAATACGAGCGTGTCCCGTACTGCTGTTGGGCTTGATGGTTCAGCAAACGGGGCGGACATCATCACCGCAACTTCCGGCGTCAATAGCAACACAGTCAATTCCTCGATGGCAAGTTTGGCGCTATCGACAACCTACACCAAATATGCCATCGCCAAGGCGGGAACGACACCGAACCTGATCTTTCAGAAGTCTGATAACGGCGCACTGTCATTTGTTCGGTTTGACTTGGCCGCAGGAACCGTTGCTCAAAACACTACTGGCGGCACAGCTAGCATGACCAGTCTTGGGGGTGGTAAGTGGCTTTGCGCACTGACCTATACAACGGGTGCAACTGGCGGACAGGACATCGCCACAGACTACATCGACACGTATGGGCCCGCAAGTGGCAACACAAACCTGACAATTTACGCGACTCAGCTAGAGGTCGGCGCCTCTGTGACTTCTTACATTCCAACGGGTGCAACTGCGGTTACGAGAGCAGCTGACAGCGCGGTCATGACCGGCGCAAATTTCTCAAGTTGGTTCAATGCTGCGCAAGGGACATTTGTTGCGGAAGGAAGCACTGCATCAACTCAAAATGCTCGCGGCCTTATTTCCGCAAATGATGGAACGGCGAACAACAAATTAGACATTCGGTTGCGGGCGCCCCTGTCTATTGGGTCTATTTCTGGTACAGGCGTATGGGCTATCGGGTCGCCTGTCGCAGATGCGCTAAGTCACAAGATCGCACTTTCGTATGCGGCAAACAGCCAGTTAGCAACAAGCGATGGCGCAGCTGCCGCGATTGCTTCTTCCGCAAGCGTTCCGGCAGTTAATCAGTTGCAAGTTGGAGGCTTGGATGGCGGATCAGCCCAAATGCTTAACGGCTGGATTCGCAGCATCAGCTACTACAACACCCAGCTCGGTAACGCATCCCTAAGCAGCATGACTGCTTAGCCCTATTCGGAGCAATCACATGAAACGCATCTACATTGCTGGCCCCATGACAGGCCTCCCGCATTACAACTACCACACATTCAACGCCGCAGCCGAGCGCCTGCGCGCCCTTGGCTTTGAAGTGGAGAACCCCGCCGAAAACCCAGAACCACACTGTGGCTCGTGGCTGGGCTACATGCGTATGGCATTACGTCAGCTCGC